GTCTAATTTGTTTTGTGTAGCAATTAGGCCATATCTCTCTGATATGTCTTGCTGCAATGGTCTTTGAGACTCAATCAGATTTCTTGACTGAGCATAAAAGTCTTGCCTGACATTGTCGGCCAAGGTTTCTCCGGTCAAAGCCTTGTTATACATAGCTCTGACCCTGTCTGAAACTCCACCAGCATTTGCCGCTGTAGCCTGCTCACCCTGCATAACAGTTGATCCTGGGTCTAGGATTTTCATGTAACCATAAACCAATGAAATGTCTCCAGCCGCTGATGGATTCAATGCCGCTGCCTCAACTTTTCTAAAGGCTTGAGCCAAATCTGTAAACGGCTTCATTTCAGTTGTAAAAGTAGCCCTTAAATCTTTTTCTCTTGCATATGATTTTCCAGTGCCAGGGATTAGTGGCACTGGACCGGCTGCTGGAGCTGGAGCTGGAGCTTGGCCTGCTGATGGAGCTTGGCCTACTGATGGAGATGGGCCTGCTACCGCTGGAGCTGCTGCACCAACCGCGGCTGATGGGGCGACTGCTGGGCGAGGTCTAGCACCAGCGCCACCGCCAACAACAAAAAACCCATCTTCAGCATTTCCAACAACTTGTGGCGCTAAAGTTTTTGGAATTATTGATCCAGGCACTTGGGCATAAGGGTCAATAAATTGAATTCCAGCGCCCGTATCAACTTTTTCTGGCGGTATCAATGGAGATACACCGCCAACTGGTTTGTAAGTGCCATCATCGTAATATTGCACTAAAGCAGGCTTTCTGTCAGCACCTAATACTTGCTGTGGCGGACCAACCGGCTTGGCCGCTGGGGCGATAGGTGCTGGAATAACACCGCCAGTTTTTGTCTGAATGTAATACTTATTGTCTTTACCCAAAAATGGTTGACCCACTGTTTCTTGTGGCTTCATAGTTTCAAGCAAATACTGAGTACCCTTCTCACGGCCAAGAGTGCGAACTAAGGCCATTTGTTGTGGATTCAGATTAGCCAATGGATTGATCGGTGCAGGCGCTGGCTCCATTATCGAGACCGACTCACCAGTCAATGGCTGCATTGGTGCGGCTTGTGGCGCTTCAAACAATTTGTAAAAATCAGCTTCAGCTTTAGCTGCGCGTTGCGACTCTTTTAGCTTTTCGCCAAGCATTAAATCTTGCAGTGATCCAGCTCTTGCCTGCTGATAACCTTGCTGGCCAGCCTGCAAAGCTGATCCAAGTGCTTGGCCCATGCTGATTGGGACTGCACTTCGGCCACTGGCTTGGAGCAATGCACCGGCTGCTGACAGTGCAGCATTACGGCCCAAGAGCTTGCGCTGGTCTTCTGTCAGCAATGCATCAAGACCCGTTGGCACACCGCCACCGCCAAATAAATTGCCTAGATTTGCAAAATCAAATTGAGTCGCCATATTTCCACCTTAATCCAATAAACCTTTGAGGCGTGTATTGACCACATCGCCTCTGCTCATCATGTTAGTTGATCCTGTATCTGGTGCAAGCAAAGATGCTGCACGCATAGCCTGTCTTTCTTGACCAGGCTTGATGGCCAGTTCTGCCACCGGGGTTCTGTTTCTATCCATGGCCACCGCCACATTGTCAAAGCCTTTGGCCTGATCGTATGCATAGCCAAAGAGCGCCATGCCAACATCTTTCTCAGACCCTTGGTCAATGATCTTGACCTTCGCAGGGTCACTGGTGATCACAATGCCTCGGCTGGTTTCAGCCACTGTCAACCCATCAGGGATGCGAGAGGGCATCGGGGAACCAGGCGTGATCAGGATGGTGTCACGCTTGCTTGATGGATCAAGCAAAGCCATGAGCTGCGCGTCAGCGTAGCGTTGTGGCTCTGGGGTTGGATTGTTGGGCATATTAGATCAGGGATGCCAATGCACCAAGAGCTGCACCAGTGCCACCAGTGAGACCGGCCACACCAGCCAATTGAGAGCCAGCCAATGCACCGCCTAATAGGCCAGCACCGACATTCTGACTGTATGGGGTTGTCGCCACTTGGCCAAGATTAGCAGGCTGCGCACCAAGTGAAGACTGGACCACACCAAGACGCTGGAGGCCAATGTTTCGGATTGCATCCATTTGTTGCTGGTCCAATGCTTGACGCGCACCGCCAGCGCCCATGACAGCTTGAGCGCCACCAAGACGCAATGCCTGCTGCTGTGCAGCCAAATTGCCGAGCTGGCTTGCACCGCCTAGCCTCAATTGCGCACCTTGCAAGCCAGCTTGCTGATTGGCAATGTCGGCTGCTGACATCCGGCCAATGTCGGCCTGCTGCGCGGCCATCGCTTGGTTGAATGCCTGCTCGTTTAATGTTGCCCCAAGGTTGCCGGCCTGCTTGGCAAAGCCAAGATTGGTCAAGCTCTCAGCCACACCTTGACGTGATCCACCAAAAGCCTTGGCAGCGTTGGCACGTTCACCCATCTGCTGGATGGCAGTCTGGCGTGAAGACTCAAGGTCAGCCAATGCGTTCTTGCGCACCATCTCTGAAAAGGGATTCATGTAAGAGCCAATAGTGCCTGGACCTTGTCCAAGGCCCAGATTGGTCTTCTGCGCTGTGATCTGGCTGGGCTGATAGACACCGCCATACGCGGCCATCTGTGCGGCCAAGTCTGTTCCAGTGATGCCTGGGCCAGCGAGGGCCGTGTTGACCAGAGCCTCCTCGCCTGCCTGGTACATGGGGTTGTACCCTGCAAACTGCTGAACTGGCAAAGCGCCAGCAACCCCTTGGGCCTGCTGAAAATTGGCCAAGAATGCTTCTTTGATCTGTGGATCAATGGAGCTTGTTGATGTAGTTGTTCCACCTTTTGACATATCGCCACCTTATCCGAGTAAAGATTTCATTTTCTTGGCAGGCACTTTGCCCTCATTGATCATGTCCAGAAGTCCACGGCCATACTTATTGACTGCTGACTTCTTGATCACATATTCGCCCTTGTCCAAATAGCCCATGCCATCATCTGGACCTTGTGGGTCTGGGCCAAGCAGACTGCGCACCATGCCACCCTTGGCAAATGCAGCGTCACCATCAGCACCAGTGCCTGGGCCACCGCCAGTATTGCCTGCTGAATCGCCACCTTGACTGCCAATGCCAGCAGTATCACCGCCATTGGCATCGCTGCCATAGACTGGTGTTCCACCAAGCCTTGCAATTTCAGCGTCAGCTTGAGCCTTGGCCAGATTGGCAGTTTCAATGCGGTCATACAGTCCTGGGTCATATCCACCCATTGGGGTGTTGGCCACAAAGTTCTGATAAGGGTTTGTAAATGGCTTCATCTGGCCCATGATCTGAGAGTATGGGGATGCACCACCAACTGTCACAGCAGGGTTAAATTGAGCGCCAATGGGGATTGATTGGAAATTAGCAAATGAGCCGCCAATGCCCATGTTCGCACCAGGCGCTGCCGTTGCTGGCGTGTAAAACTTGCCGCCAGCATTGTTCTGAATCCATGACAAGTCAGCATCTGTCAGGTTAAACATATTCTTTGCTTGCGCTGATGTCACCTGATTCTGTGCCAACAAACTATTAAGCAAGGCAATGTCGCCATCCTTGTATGCTTTTTCAAGCTGGGCATTTAAGCCTGTTTGTGTGGTCGCAGTGGTTTTGGTTTTCAGTGCCGCAGCGGCTTTTGCATCGGCAGCCGCCTTGGCATTGATAACTGCTTGGGCATCAGCCGCAGCCTTTTGCTGCGCAGCAAGTGTGGCCGCAGCAGCGGTGGCAGCCGTCTGGTCAGCAGCACCCAAAAGACCCTGTGATGTCGTTGCCGCTTGTCTGGCCGCAGCAATAGTGGCTGCTGACGCTGTGGTGTCGCGTGCTGTACGGGCTGCAAGCTCCGCATCAGCCGCAGCATCAGCAATCAATTCGGCATTTGTTTTTGGCAGTGCAACATTGTATTTCTCTTGGACACTCTGAGTGCTTACACCAGTGGCACGCGCCACATCTTCTGTAGATATACCAAGCCGGTCCATCTCAGATCGCAGCATGGCATTGGTTGTAGTAGAGCCAGGCTGCTGGGCAGCAAGTACCGCATCAAAAATTCTTTTATCAAATTGCGCTTGGGTCATCCCGTTATTGAGCGCGTAATTAAGAGCTGCTGAAATTGCCATATTGGACCCCGTTGTTACTGGTGGCGTTACCACTGGTGATTCTAATAAACCCACTGGCGCTGTTACTGGTGCAGCCACTGGTGCTGTTACTGGTGTTTCCAATAAACCAATTGGTTGTACTACTGGTGGCGTTACCACTGGTGGCGTTACCACTGGTGGCGTTACCACTGGTGGCGTTACCACTGGTGGAGCTACCACTGGCGCTTCTACTGGTGCTGTTTCTACTGGTGCAAGCAATGAAGCAAGACGGGCATCCTCTTGTGCTTGTCGTGTTGCCAATTCTGCTTGGGCTGCTCTCTCATAGGCCAAATCTGCTGCCGTTGTAGGGGTTGCAACATCCATTCTGGTCTGCACACTCTCTGGCGTTACACCAGTGGCTTGTGCAAGGTCAGCGGCACTGATGCCGTACTGGCTCATGCCAATTTCAATTTGGGCATCGCTTAACCCCTGAGATTGAGCCTTTGCAAACGCATCAAAGATTTGTTTGTAATATTGCTCCTCAGTGCTGCCGTTATTCAGCGCATAAGTCAACCCAGCTGATGCCATTTGCCTATATCTCCTTTGCCATTACAGACCATTGTGGGCTGTAACCTTCGTCTTTTAAAAATGTCTTTGCCCAGCCTCTTCGGCCTGCCAAAGTCACCCTGGTGCAGCCAACAGACTTGCCCCAGGATTCGATCAATGGTCTCATCCGTGAGAGTTCATCTAGGTCGCCACCAGCCAAGAAGTAATGCAAACACTTCAGTCGTGGGTAGACAATGATCTCTGTCAATACCACCGAGTCCTTGGCCGGCCACAACTGCAATCTGTGACCCTCGACCATCTCAGCGACATCGTCAAAATTATGTGTGCCTCCAGAGTATTCTAATGCCGCCTCCACATGGTGGCGTAGCCTCTCCAAATGTTCTTGGTCACTCATCGCTTTCCACTTGGGACTGCATCAAGCCTCATCACCCCAATTCGCCAGTCGGCCAATACCGCACCAGTCACCTTCACATTGACCTGACGCGCTGCAAACCGGACATCAGTCGGGTTGGCTGCCGTGTATGGCCCAAATGTGGATTGTGTCCCAGTTGGGTAATTGCGGGTTTTGAATGAAACCACCGCCTCACCCAGTGTCTGCTCATCTGGCACAACTTGCCTGACCGACATGATGTTGTCGCCATTGCCCAATTGCACTGGCCCAGACTCAGCGTAGACGCTGGCGCTGTCATAGGCAAAGCCGACCTCATGCTCATAGACATAACCATCTGTAGACACGGCCATGGGGTTGGTGAACACTCCGGCATCAGTGCCAGCAGTTCTGGCCAATGTGCCTATGTTCCAGTGGTTTTCTCTGTAGTTGAAAGTGCAGTAGCTGTCATTCTCATTGCTGCCACTGCTTGGGTAGTACCACCAAATCTCACCATATTGGCTGTTGTGGACCGCATAGACCTTGGATGACTGATTGAAGTTCATATTGCCAAAGACATAGTCGGACACATCGCTTGGCAGTGGCTTGACATATCCGTCATAAATCCAAAAGCCTGCCTTGCTCATCCAAATGGCAGCAGTGTCAATGGCAGCCACTGCTTGGGCCGAGATGAGACCGCAGCCAGAGCCGGCCTTCTCAAAGCCATAGACAAATGGAGCGCCAACATACTGGGCCGTGTGGACATCGACATCTGTAAACAGCAAATTGATACCCTTGACCCGCTTGCCGGCAATGAGAGTGCCAGGCGTTGCAAGCTCATAGTCGCCTGCTTGGTTGTCGCCTGCCGGTGTCCAGACTGTATTGTTCTCTTGGTCGCACCATTGGACCTTGCGTGGGTTTCCACCAGCGCCAAGGGCAAACATGATGCGCTCGGCAGTCACCATGACCGCCTTGTTACTCGTTGGGGCATTGGTGATGACAGCTGCGAGTGTGGGGGTTGTGAAACCCAGTTGCCACTCATAGAGCTTGCCATCTGCATTGGAGCAGGCAATCAAATACTCGCCCCATGTGTCCATTGACCATGTGGTGGCCGGAGTGATTGCACCCAAATCAGGTCTGGCCACACCATAGCTAAATTTGCCATAGTCGCTGTAGCCGTAGCCCGTCTTGACAATGGCATCAGCCACACCGGCTGTAAAACCAGTCGGGGTGATTTCCTTGATCGTGCCAGACTCGCTCATGGCATACAGTTTTGTGTGCGTGCCAATGCCGGTAAAACGTGTCGCGCTATTGTCGCGCCAGCTCAAGAAGCCTCGGCACATTCCGCTGATCTGAGTGCCAGAACGCTTTCTCCAGCCACCCATGGGCCGCAAAGTGTTCTCGTACCAGCGCACCAGATTTGCGTCATACCACCGGCCTGCTGCCTGGTACTCAGTGCCGTTTCTGTAAATGCCTGGGGGGAGTTTGAGGGGTATGTACATGATGGCAATTATGTTGGTTTGTTTGAGACAAATGTCATTGTCGCAATAAGTGATGCCGTTGAGGGGTAATTTCCTGCGGCAGCATAGGCTTGAATGCTCACCTGAGTGCTGTCAGTCTCCCACCATAACTCGACATAATCATTTGCGTTCAAGCTCAAAAAGTAATTCCAGCCGACCAGTGTGTGGCCATTGACAGACCCGTGCTTGCTTGGCACTGCAAAAAATCCAGTTGAGCCAGTGACCACAGTCCCATTGATCTTGAGCCAGACCCTTGCGTCATGGTCCTGAGAGTCAGTGTTCTCAAACTGTCCAGACCACTGCAAATTCCAAATGCCAGCATCGGCCACTGTGATCCGTGAATTGCTTGCGACACTCACGCCATTGGCGTAATCGGTCGTATTCAGCGTCATGGCATAGGCCGTGTTAATTACAGCCGCAGTCTGGTCTACAGTGCTTTGAAAAGCCCCATGGGGGTTATTCATAAACTTGCCACCCTTGGGTCCAAACAGAGACCCCAGCACTGTGGTCAGCTTTCTAAAGTACCCATTCAATGAGCTGTAGTTTTCATTCAAGTGCCTGCGCTCATACGCTTCTGGGGGGAAACCCAGACTCGGTATCGATGGAGTCTCTAATTGTTGCTGCTTGGTGGCCATGGCTAATTATGTCAGGACAGACAGGGCATGGTTGATGTGCTTGATCCTATCGTCTAAACCTATGAACCCGCCATTGATCTTTTTGGTCATGGTCTTATAGTCTTGGTTGTCTGCATACTGGTTGAGCTTGTGGGTGTCCCAAAACCATCCGGCAGTCAGCGCAGCATACTGGGGCGTGGCCACCAGGTCAGGGTTGGCCCAGAAGTCAACACCCAAAGCCTTGCCAGCGTGAAAATAGGAGCTAGAGCCAGTGAGCTGTATGCATCCTCTTCCGCGGAAACGATACCCATCCCCAGAAGCCTCATCTCGGTTGCCCATACGATTTGAGTAAACGACATTGGCAATGAGCTTTGGATTTCTCTGGCAGGCTTGAGCCTTTTCAGCATCAAAGCGCTTGGGCCATGTCTTCATCAGTCCGGCAGCAGAATATGACAGACCCTCTTGAAGCATTTTGAAATTGCCACACTCATGGCCACACTGGCCGATAAAGGCAGCCTGACGCAATGGCGTTGAAATGTCAAAGCGCTGAAAAGTCTCGTTGAGCGCATCGACCCACTCTGGGCCAATGTGCAGTTCTTTAAGTTGCTGACTATTGACCATTGACCAAACTCCTTACTTCGTTATAGGCATCAATGCAGGCATTGAGCTGGGCCGTGTTCCTGTCACCTTGGGCCACTATTTCGGCAATGGCTTGGAGGGTTTCTCGCTCGGCATCAGGAGCTGGGTCAGCCGGTCTGTCAGATTGGCTTCCTGCTTCTTTGCTATCTGGGGCGGTAATGGTGGCACTTGCGCTGGCTTGAACACAACTGGGGGCTGAGATGCGCACCCTGCCAGAGCGAATAGCACGATCAAGGGCAGACTGCTTTTGATTGATGACATTAGTGGTCTCCTGTAACTTGGTTGCGTTTGCATTTAATTGCTCGTTAAGTTTTTGCTCGGTAGCTCTAGCTTCATCATTCTTTTTGGCAATGGCTATTTTCATGTCATTGTCCCTGTCTTCCCAGCCAAAGTGATAGCCACCTCGGTAAGAGCCAAACAAGGCAATGCCAATTGCCAGGGCGATATAGGGTAATGGGATGCCAAACATTATTCTGACTCCGTTCTTGCCTGCGCCAATTGCTCGCGCTCATGGTCATCCTCAAGATGGTCCGGTGGCGTTGTGGGTGGTGGACCAGGGGTCCAAGACTCATCAAGCTCTGGGTTAGTCCACTTGGGCATTGCACCAAATGGCTGGCTTGGGATTCCATTGGTGGTGGCGTTAAAGCCGTGATTGTTGCTGTAGCCATATTGGCCGTAGCCCTGCATGGGCTGGCACATCGGCTGCTGGCCCATGGGTGGCTGCTGCCTAGAAGTCATTGCCCGTTTACCAATTACACCGCCAATGCCACCCACGATCAAGAGAACAATGTCGTTCAGCATCTTTGTATATGCCTGGTCAATGGGGGCCATTGATTTGATTGGCTGGGTGACAAAAGTCACTGAGTACAAAATAGAAATTACGATAAAGAAAAGAATCAGGGTGACAGCAAGCACCACAATGCTCCAGACCCTGACCTCGATCTCTTCAGTTGTTAGGTTTAACTTCGTCAACTTTTTTCTCCAAGATGGGTGCTACCAAGTATTCTGGGCAAGTCTGAGTGAATAGGCATCTAGGC